CCAGCACTTGACACGTCGGGCAAATCACCAGGATAAGTTCAAGATGGCAAGATTGTTAAGCCCGCGCCGGCAAGCTGGCAGCGGGCTTTCTCATACCAGGCCACATCGGAACCTTTAAATAAAGCGCCGATCGCACCAACGAAGTCGCACTTTATCTTGCGACAATGCGCAGGTGCCAGGCGAAGAGTCCCGCACCTGATTCCATCTGCGGCATTAAGCTGCGTTCGATATCATCTCGTCTTTCATACGCTGACCCTGCGCGATACGCAGGCGCCCGGCGAAGACGTCTCGCAAGTTGCGAACCGGAAGCTGTGCTTTCGCGCCATCGTGCGTCCGAGACCGGAAATCCCAAATCAGCAACATTTGCGCCTGTGCGCACGCTGCGCTGCTCGACGGCGGCGCGTGCGTGGCATTGCAGGCCATCGCAAGGAAATATCGATGACTCTACCGACCTCTACTTTCGTGACCTACTCCGCGGTCGGCAACCGCGAAGATCTTAGCGATATGATCTATCGCATCGACCCTGTCGATACGCCGTTCATGAGTGGCGCCGAGAAGGAAAAGGCGACCGCCGTGAACCACGAGTGGCAAACCCAGGCGCTCGCGCCTGCGGACAGCGGCAACGCGCAGCTTGAAGGCGACGATCCGACGACGACGACGACCACGCCGACGGTTCGCTTGGGCAACCAGTGCCAGATTTCCTACAAGGTGGCACGTGTCTCCGGTACCCAGCAGGCCGTGGACCATGCCGGGCGCGACAACGAACTGGCCTATCAGGAGATGTTGAAAGGCCTCGAGCTGAAACGAGACCTTGAGACCATCCTGTGCGGCACCAACCAGGCCAAATTGGCGGGAAACACCACGACCCCGCGCAAGACAGCTTCGGTTCTGTCGTGGATCGTCTCCAACACCTCGAAGGGCACAGCCGGCGGCGCTGCGGATCCTTCTGCCGCGGACGGGACCGGTGCGCGGACCGACGGCACACAGATCGCGTTCACGGAAGCACGTCTGAAGACCGTGCTGTCCGCGATCTGGATCAACGGCGGCAAGCCCGGCACCATCCTGACCGGTGCCTTCAACAAGCAGGTGTTTTCCACCTTCACCGGCCGCGCCTCCGCAATCGAGGAGGCCAAGTCGAAGAAGATCGTGGCTTCGGTCGATGCCTACGAGTCCGATTTCGGCAAGCTCAAGGTGGTGGCGAATCGCTTTCAGCGCCCGCGCGACGTGCTGGTGCTGGAAATGGACAAGTGGGCGGTGGCCTATCTCAACGGCCGCAACATGATCTCGCTCCCGCTGGCGAAAACCGGTGATTCCGAGCGCCGTCAGATCCTCGCCGAATACGCGCTGGTCGCGCGCAACGAAAAATCGAGCGGCGGCATCTTCGACAACACCACGTCGTAAGCCGTCGGACCGACAGCCAAACCCGATAATCGTCAACCCAAAGGGCGGCCTCTTGGCCGCCCTGCTTTTTGGAGGCCCTGAATGGCTCTTCCCAGTTCCCGAACTTTCAATACCGTCGATCTGACCGCCTATACGCCGTCGGTTGGCGCGTCGCCGGTGGCTGCTTTTGTTCGCGTGCCCACCCGCGGCCGGATCCTGAAATTCTCAGGCATTCTTGGCGGTGCCATTACGACGGCCGACGGCACCATCACGGTCGCCAATGTCACGCAGGGCACGACCATCGGCACGTTTGCCGTGCCGCAGGCCGGGTCCGCGACCGGACTGCTCTTCTCAGGAGCGCCGTCGACGGTCGCGCTGTCTCAGTGCAACGAGGACGACGTGCTGTCGTTGACCCCGTCGGGCGCATCCGGCGCGTCGATCCCGATGCATTTCTCCATCGCGATGAGGGCCGCCTGACATGTCATTCTTTCCAAAACAAAACTCGTCCCGTGCCGGCGTCACCCAGACGATCGCCTACGACGCCAGCACGGCAATTGCGAACGCATTCGGTCCGGAAACCTACCAAGTCCGCCTGGTTGCGAACTCTGCCTGTTGTTTCCGGATCGGCGACGGCGCGCAGACCGCAACGACCTCCGATCCGTTTCTCCCGGCCAACGTGGTCGACTATGTCATCGTCAGTCCGGGCCAGCGCATCTCCGCTATCAAGGCAACCGGCGGACTGGTCACGGCGACGGCGGGAACGCTGTGGGTCACGGAGATGTCGTGATGGACGGCGTTACCCTCCGGCCGCATCTCGACAGCAACGGCAAGGATCTTTCCATCGAGCATATCCAGGATATCGAGCCGATCCTGGAATGGAACAGAACGGCGCGCTGCGACGAGCAGCACGCCGATTGGGGGCGCCACGTCGCGCGTATTCCCAACGTCATCTACGTCAAGTGGCTGATTGAAGAGCACGCCAGGGGCAATACGTCCTTGCGGTTATTTACGTCTGAATTCGATCTGATCGTGCAGAAGAAGCTCGGCGATCCCGAGTGGGCCTATCTGCGAACCGATCGACCGAAGCTTCAGGCCGGCTGGACAGCGGGGGTATCGTGACGCAGATCGTCGATTACACATCGCTGCAGGCGGGGATCACGGAGTATCTGGCGCGTGACCAGGACGCCACGCTGACCGCGCGGATCCCGACCTTTATCCAGTTCGCGGAAGCCAAGTTCAACCGGCAGCTTTTCGTGCACCAGATGGAACGCCGCGCAACCGCTCTCGTGAATACCGCGTCCAGTGAACCGGAGTTTATTTCATTGCCATCGGATTTTCAGTCGATGCGCCGGGTTCGCCTGTCGAGCGTGACTGGAAAACCCTGTCTCGAATTCAAGTCCGGAACGCAGATGGATGAATACCGCTTCGCGAGATTCGATGTCGCTGCGCAGCCGCGGTACTTCACGGTGTTTGGCGACGAGATCGAGCTCGCGCCGACACCGGATGCCACCTACACGATCGAGATGGTGTACCGCCAGATCGTTCCGCCGCTGGCATCGAACGGCACCAACTGGCTGCTGACGCTGGCGCCTGATCTCTATCTCTATGGCGCGCTCCTGGAATCCGCGCCGTACATCAAGGAAGACGCTCGCATTCAAACCTGGGGCCTCGGCTTCACGGGCGCGCTCGGCGATCTGAACAATCTCGGGCTGACATCGACCTTCAACGCCGGGCCGATGACGGTGCGAATCTCGGGACAAGTGATCTAGGAAAACGCAGATGGCAGCATTCAACAAGTTCAACTGCTTCGTGCAGGATGTCGCGCACGCCTTGCACGACATGCTGACCGGCACGTCGCATGTGTACAAGGTCTATCTGACCAACACGGCGCCGGTCGCGACCAACACGGTCTACAACACGCCGGCCGATCTTTCGACCGCCAACGGTTACACCGCGGGCGGCGCGTCGATCGGTACGATCACCGGCTCGCAAACGTCGGGGCTATTCAGGTTCATCGGAGGCACCGATCCGGCCTGGACCGCAGCCGGAGGGTCGATCGGTCCGTTTCAATATGCCGTGCTCTACAATTCCACGTCGGCGACCAAGCCGTTGATCGGATGGTGGGACTACGGCACCGCGATCACGCTCACCAATGGCAACACGTTCACGGTCGATCTCGACCAGGTGAACGGCGTGTTGACGTTGCAATAATGGCCGCCTTTCTCGACAACTGCCGCTTTATCCCGACAGCAGGCGGGACGGCGGATTTCACTTATTTGTCGGCGGCCGGCGGCTGCCAGTCCCCGGCTGCAGCGGGCGCGCAAAACGGCGTAAAATACAAGCTCCGCGCGGAAAGCACGGACCTGACGCAGTGGGAGATTTTCGAGGGCGCCTATAATTCGACGACCGGCACATTCGCGCGGACGACCGTGCTTTACAATTCGTCGGGCACGGGAATAGCGTCCGGTCAGTCCGGCGCAGGCTCGAAAATCAATTTCTCCACCGTTCCGCAGGTCGCCGTCGTCGGTTTGGCGGAAGATTTGATCTCGATCGAAGTTGCGAACAACTTCACGGCTGCGCAGCAAGCGCAAGCGCGCGCAAATATCTTCAAAGGTCCTACCACCCAAGTTTTCACTTCTGGGTCGGGCACCTATACGACCCCTACAGGATGCCTGTGGATCGAAGTCGAAATCGTGGGTGGTGGCGCATCCGGGTTCGGTTCTGGATCAGGAGGCGGGCAGAACAGCGGCGGCAATTCTACCTTCAACACTTTCACAGCGAATGGTGGCGTCGGGCGCGCAGGAGGCAGCGCGTCCGGCGGCATTCTGAATATACCCGGACAAAACGGCTATCCCACCATCGGCGGCACCGCTGCAAGTCCTCCAGGAGGTGATGGCGGCGGCTCTGCGTTCTACGGCGGCGGTGGTCGCGGTTTGAACGGTGGCTCCGCTGGTGAGACAGGTGTTCCAAATAGTGGCGGCGGTGGTGCTGGTGGCGGCGGCAGCTCTGTGGTCAACACAGGAAGTGGCGGCGGTGCCGGCGGAAGTCTGTACGGAATCGTCAACAATCCGAACGCGACCTACTCTTATGCGGTGGGAGCCGGCGGCGCGGCAGGCGCGGCTGGTGCGTCCGGCTTTGCCGGGGGCGCGGGTGCCACGGGCCGCACTCTCGTCATCGAGCATTATATTTGATTGGGGGATAGAACTTGTCCCTTCTTGGCTTTGACGCGCTCGGCCGGCAGGCGCTCGGCGAGTTGCCGCACGCTGGCATCAGCGTCTTGACAGCCTCAAGCGGTGCGTTTGCCGCGGCTGGACGGGCGGCGACATTCGCGATTGCAGAAGCTGCAAGCGGCGGCTCGTTCGCTTTGACCGGCATTTCGCAGGCATTCAAAATCAGTGAAGCGGAGGCAGGCGGGGCCTTTGGTTTTGCCGGCGTTGCCGCCGTGTTCGAAATGTCGGAGGCCGCCTTTCCGGGAAGCTACGGCCTGACCGGCAACAACGCGCTGGCGACGACAAGGCTTCCGGCCGTTGCAGCTGCCTATGTCGTGTCGGGGCAGGTTGCAATATTCGGCGCGTCGATATCGGCGCAAGTCGGCTTTTACACGCTCGTCGGCTTCGACGCAGGCTTTAGCCGCGGTTTCGAGGATTGGGTTCCGCGCCCATTTGACGCCGATAACTGGACCACAGCTGCAGTTCAAGACGAGGCGTGGACGCCGGGAGCTGTTCAAACCGACATCTGGACGGCGACATCCGAACCAGCCGGCGCTTGGACGCCGATGATTATCCCATCTCACACTTGGACAAACGAATAATGCCGCTTCTCGCCTACGGCGACTATCGCCCCGATGTCAGCGACTACGAGGGCGCCGCCACCAAGAATATCCTCAACGTCGTTCCGCGTGGCGATGGCTACGGGCCGTTTCCGTCCTTTTCGGCCTACACGTCAGCGCTTCCGGCGGCTTGCAGGGGGGCGTTCTACGCCTTGAAGTCCGACGGAACGGTGGTGACTTTCGCCGGCACGAGCTCCAAGCTCTATCGGCTCAACAACACGGACTTCACCTGGATCGACGTGTCCAATGGCGGCAGCAGCTACAGCGCGCTGAGCGCAACGGCGCAGTGGCAGTTCGCGCAGTTTGGCAACCTGGTGTTCGCGACGCAGGCCAATGCGCTGTTGCAGGTGTTCGATCTTTCGTCCGCGACGGCGTTCTCCAATTGCGGCGGGTCGCCGCCGCAAGCGGCCTATATCAGCGTCGTCGGCCGCTTCCTGGTCCTTTCCGGGCTGTTGTCCACGCCGTATCGCATTCAATGGTCGGGCTTGAACGCAACGACGACTTGGA